GCATTTCGTTCGTAGGACTCCCGCGCAAGAACGGGAAGTCGGCCATCGCGAGCACGCTTGCACTCGCAGACCTATTCGTACTCGGAGGTCGAGGCGCTGAGGTGTACTCAATCGCTGCCGAAAAAGAGCAGGCTCGAATTGTTTTCGCGGATGCAAAGAGAATCATTGACGCGCATGAGGAACTATCTAGCAAGGCAAAGCTCTACCGCGACGCAATCGAGATACCGGAAAGCGGTTCGGTCTACCGAGTTCTCTCCGCTGAGTCCTACTCAAAAGAAGGTCTAAGCCCGACCGCCGTATTCGCAGACGAGATTCACGCAATGCAAACACGCGAACTCTGGGACGTAATGAGCCTGGCTATGGGAGCGCGTGGCAACAAAGCGCACATGGTCGGCATCACTACCGCTGGAACCCGAAGCGATCAGACCGGCAACGACTCAATCGCGTTCAATTTGTACAATTACGGCAAGCGTCTAGCCGCGAAAGAAGTCGAAGATTCAACCTTCTTCATGGCATGGTGGGAAGCACCGGAGAACGCCGACCACCGCGACGAGGAAACTTGGAAGCTAGCCAATCCAGGTTATGACGACATCTGCGCTGCTGCCGATTTCGTTTCTGCCGTTCGTACAACTCCAGAAGCCGAGTTCAGAATCAAGCGCGTAAACCAATGGGTGAATACTAAGTCAGCCTGGCTACCGGCTGGAGTCTGGCAAGACCTAGAACAGACTTTCGAGCTGCTACCAACCGACGAATACGTCCTCGGCTTTGACGGCTCGTGGAAGAACGACTCGACCGCGTTAATTGCGGTCATCATGCCTCGCGAGGAAGGCGACGTGTTTAGAGCGTTCCGCGTGGCTCACTGGGAAAAGGATTTCGCTATTGACGACGATTCGTGGATCGTGGACAAGGGCGAAGTATCAAAAGCGGTCATCGAATACTTTTTGGCTAACCCTAATTGCCGAGAGATTGTTTGCGACCCAACCTACTGGCAAGACGAGATGTTCCAATGGTCGGAAGCCGGCATGACCGTACTGGAATACCCAAACACAATTAGCCGAACCGTCCCAGCGACGGCCAAGCTTTACGAAGCCATCATGAACGGCAAGGTAGTTCACAATGGCGACCCTGCGCTATCACGGCACATGGACAACTGCATCCTGAAGATTGACTCGAATCGCGGTGCTCGAATCACTAAGGATTACAGAAACCCCAAGCTGAAAATCGACTTGGCGATTGCCTTACTTATGGCTTACGACCGAGCGAGTAGTAAACTTGAACCAGAGATTACGCCGCAATTTTTTATTTAGGAATTTATGAGCGACTTTATACAAATCGGCGGAGCGGTACTGATCACCGTAGGTGCAGGACTAATCTACGTTCCGGCAGGTCTAATCGTTGGCGGAATCTTTGCAATTTTGATAGGACTTAGTTTGGAGCGCCGATAATGTTTGACCGTCTATTCCAGCAGAGAGCCATTAGCTACCAGACTATTTTTGAGTCCGGTGATGACATTGTTTTTGGCAACTACTCTGGAACTTACATAAACAGCGACACCGTGTTCCAAGTGAACGCGGTTTTCTCAGCAATCTCACTTATTGCTGACACGATCAGCACGCTGCCACTGGACGCTTATGTCCGCAGAGACGGCGCTCGCTTTCCGTTCCGACCTCGGCCTGAATGGGTATCTCAGCCCGACGTAAACATCCCTAGAGAAGCGTTCTACAACCAAGTAATCGTTTCACTACTGCTCGAAGGAAACGCCTTTATACGCGTGTTTTCCAACAATCGCGGTGAAGTAGTAAACCTTACAGTTCTCAATCCAAACACCGTCACCATCTCCCGCAACGGACTTGGCAGCCTAGTCTTTACCGTTGAGGGCGAGGACAGGCCACTAAGCAGCGACGACATCATCTACATTCCAGACGTAATGAAGCCTGGCGAAATACGAGGCATCTCACGAATCAAAGCAATGGGCGAGACGTTTGGTCTCGCACTTGCGATGGAGCGTTACGCTTCGACATTCTTCGGGCAGGGCACGAACCTGAACGGCGTGATTGAGTACCCAGGCAACCTAAACAAAGAGCAAGCCGATCAGCTAGCCGCAAGCTTTGACAACCGACACCGAGGATGGAAGAAGGGACACCGCACCGGAGTTCTTTCAGGCGGTGCAAAGTTTGTCTCGACTCAGACTGACCCAGAGAAGTCAATGCTGGTCGAATCACGCAATCAATCAATCGCTGATGTTGCTAGAGCATTCAACGTACCTCCGCACCTGCTAGGACTACCAGGCACGAACAGTTACGCATCAGTCGAGCAAACCAACCTCGCATGGATAACTCACGGCCTTCGTCCGATCGTGGGCAAGATTGAGGGAGCACTCAGTCCGCTTATGCGTCGCTCACCTGGCGGAGCGGGAGCGTTTATCAAGTTCAACCTAGATGGATTGGCTAGAGCAGACCTCCAGAGCAGAACTTCCAGCTACTCGACGATGCTTCAGTCTGGCGCAATGAGCATCAATGAAGTTCGTAGCTACGAGGACATGAGGCCAATTGATGACCCAGCTGCAACTCAGCCACGCGTCCCACTAGCGAACGTAAACCTAGATGCAGCCGACCTAAAGGCAATGCGTGAGCGCGTAACAATGGTTCGCGACCTAGTGATGGTTGGATTCTCACCTGCCGAGGCTTTGGCAGCGATGGGCGTACAGGACATCGACCACACCGGAGTCCCAAGCGTCCAGCTACAAGGATTGCAAAACCTAAACCCAACTGATCCAGAGCAGGCTTACGAGGTC